TCATCTCGAGTAATATTAATATCAAGACCCATTTGAATTGCATGTTCCCAATTCCATTTCATCTCAGTAATAATAAAAACAGGTAGTATATTTCTCTTTTGAGCTGATACTGCTGCTTCAATCATTGCTGTAGTTTTGCCTGTATCGGAGTGTCCTCTCAGTAACACAATATGTCCCATAGGAATACCAGGAATGGATGTTACGTCTTGAAATGCCTTTGATAAAGGGATCCAATCCTGATCTTTAAATTTGATATTTTTATCTAATCCTTTTTTATTCTTAAAAGCATTTAAATCAAATTTACTCTGAATTTCCTTAGAGACTGCCGCCGATAATGATTTTTTCTGTCTCGGCATAATTAAAATGGTAAATCATCTTTTTCATTATCACCTTCAAATATATCATCAAAAGCATCGTCCTTGCTTTGCTTAACATTAGATTTTGAAGTATCTAAACTAAAGTTAGATTTAGGTTTATTATCAAAATCCTCCGCAGGTTCAGATATAATATCTCCCTCTTCACTATCTTCAGGAGATAACCATTTTTCTAAGGCAACTTTCATTTCATCAAAAGTAAATCTTTTAAATTCCTTAGTTGGATCTGGTTGTTCATTAGTCCATGTTTCTACTAATTTAGCATCTTCACTAAGTGGAGTTTGTTTTAATCTAACTCTAACTGATGACTTATTATAAGGTGTACCAGTTGATTCAGGACCTACAGTTTCTACTGTAATATCTCTACCATTTACAATATCAGTATAATCACCAATTTCATCATCAATAGCTAATGAAAGTAATTCTTCATATACAGTTTTACCAAATTGCCATAGTCGAACACCTTTGTCCTCCTCTCCTCTAACCACAACAGGAACAAATATTCTTGTTTTAGGGTCTAATTTCTTAGCTAGGACATAATTTTCTTTAGTATATTCCTCTCTAAGTTTAGAAGCGAATAAAGCAATAGGATCTTTCTCACCAAAATTAAGTGGTGAAAGCATCACTTTATTAGTAATACCATAATAGAATTTTAATTCTGTAAATGGGTTTTTCTTATCGAACGCTGATGGAACGATTCTAATTTGTTGTTTTCCAACACTTGGTCTCCAAAAGATTAAGCTATAATCTTTCTTTGGCCCGGTCTGTTGTTTCTGTTGAAGACCATCCAACTTCTGTTTAATTGCATTTAAATCCATAGTTAAAACTTATTTTAATGTAACAATAATATACGAAGCAAAATTTGGGTCTCCAAACTATACTTCAATAATTTTATAAATCTTTGTATTCAGTTGATTTAACTCATTATGTTGAGTCAAAAGGATACAATTTCTATAGTGTTGCCAATCCACCTGATACTTGGTATCAACAACTCCACCATTAAGCTTTTTAATTAATTCATTTAAAGCATTAATAGTATACAAGGTATTAGATTCCTTTTTTCTATGTACTAAAATTGTATTTTCAGGAATAGTATGTACATTTCCTTGTTCTACATTATAAGTAACAACATATTCATCCTTATCTATTATTTCAAGAACAAATAGTTTGTTATATATAATTGTATACTTGCTTTGGATTTCCTCTAAGAGGCCATCTAAACTTTCCAAATCCGTAAATGTACAGAATAACTTATTATTCAAATCTGTTATGTTTTTAATTGATGTAATAACATCATAATTCGTATTATACGTATTTGGTTGTCTATCTAAAGTCGTAATCATAACCTTGTTTTACTTTTATATTAAATTTATATTTTTTGAAAATATCTTTTATATCTTCTAATTCTTTTGTTTCTTCTTCATCCCAATCTAAAAGGAATGAATCATAAGTATATAATACAAGTTTTGTTTTTTTACCTCTTAATACTTGAATTATATCCCATAGTATACAAACGTTCATTGACGTCTCCAAGTTTTGTAACAAATAATTAAATAATTTTTGTGGATTCATATCCTCCAATTTTTCTTTTTTGTATACAAATTTAGAAATCGGGCATACTATCTCCCCGTTACTCTCAAATTTTTCCCACAATTCTTTTACGTATATACTAATCTTACTAAAAAATTCCAGGTGCTCATATTGCTTAAACACTCCTCCATACAATTGCTTAAATGTCAGTTCTTTAGATTTAGCATAATCTACTCCATAGAGTGATTGTAAATGTTTATGAATATCGCTAGTGGGAAAATTATAATTGACGAGACGACAAGACAAACTAGGATGGTAAGCGCTAATGTCAATCTCAAAAAATTTATCATTAGTTGGTAAAAAAGCTTTCCTACATCCATTTTCTTTATTAAGTGCTGCATAGTTAACTCCGTTAAATTTATTACTAGGTCTAGTTGTTGTTGTTTTTAAGTTATACTGAGTGTAGACTCGTCCGTCATCAATGGGATGAAAATACTGTTCGAATCTAGGTACGTGTACGTGTAATCCACATCGCTCGATAGCGTTGAATACCAATGATACTCTACTGTTAAAGAATTCATCATAATCTGTTTTAGGTTTATTTATATTATCTTTTAACTCATAAAAAATATCCTGACAATATTCGTAGTGTTTTACTACTGGGATAAATTTATTTATATCAATTTCATCCTTGTATTTGCCATAATAAAACTCATGAGCATTTGTTTTAGTTGGTATATACGTATTAGATATAAAGCCAATGTCATAAAGAGCTTTGAGAGGCAAATAATGTAATGTTTCTTTTTTATCCCTACAATATATAACATCTAGCTTATTTAACCAATCGTTTAAATTCGATTTTGTAACGCTTAATGTTTCGCTATGGTCAATTCCTATGACATATCCTTTATCCGATTCAATTGGACGGATATAAACAAGACAAACGCCATTTTTAGCGGGGTGAATAGTATAATTGTTAGGAATTACTTCAATAAATACCTCTTTAAAACTACTATTTGTCAAAAACTCTAATTGCTTATCAGTCTCTATCAACCAATACATAAAACCATTTTTCCATAATATAAAAACCTATTTAGTAACCTCCACGGGGTATGTTTCTTCTTCTTGAAGTACCTACTTCTCCATCTATTCTTTGTGTTTTTACTAATTTTTCTCCCTCTTCTACTAATACTAAAACAGCATGAGGTGTATTAACATGTACTTCACCTTCCATCAATACTCCTCTAGAAGGATGAACATGATAAAAACCAACATATTCCTTATTAGTACCTTTAATTTTTAATTCTCCTCCACTAGTATAAAAAGTAGCATTAGGAACTAATTTATAATACCTAGCAAACCTATCTTTAAATGATTGTAAAAACCCAAACCATTTATTTTGTTCTTCAGCTAAAGTTACTATATCAATATTTTTTTTATATACATCTAATAAATTACCTGATAGGTACCAATCAATACTTAAAGCATTATACAAACTAAACTGAACTGAAGGATCTTGATTTACATATAAATTATAAGTTTTTAAATTTATTTCTTGGTAAATATAATTATTTGCTTTTTTTAAAAAATATCTTTTATATTTTGTATTTTCGTATTGTGTTTGCGTTGGCCTTGTTATAGAAGATTTAGGTGGGGGTATTGCTTTAGGAGTAGATGAAGGATTAGCATTAAGATAATTACTAGGCAATAAAGTTATACTAGCATCAGCATTATATGAACCTATTGTTCCTGCCTCTACATCTTCTTGATTTGTAGTATTTTCTTCATTAGGTTCAACTAATAATAAATTAACACCATCATTTGGGGATTTTCCAGAATAAAATTTACCTTTAGAAGTTTTAAAATAATTCCCTACATATTCCTCCCCAGTAGATTGAACTATAAGTTCTCCACCTTTAGTACTTAAATTAGTTGTTATTTGAGATAAAGGAAAATACATCTATACTGTTTTTATTGAAGTTGGAGGTTTTTTATTATACAACATTTCTAATAATTCTTTTTGAGGGAATACATCTATTTTGTCTGCCCTAAATGAGTTATGAGTATAAAAACCTGGGGTTCCTGAAAAAGCATTGTTCGATGTTTTATAAACTGTATAACCTGGTTTTATTTTATAAGGGAAAACATCTTCAAAATTTCTATAGGAAACAGTTAAATCAATTTGATCTTTCCATTTACTAATAACATTCCATAAAGCTTTTAATTGGTCAACAGTATAACTTTGGAAGAATTTTTTTCCTTTATACCCATCTTTCATTTTAACAATCTTATTATTTTTATCAAACATATAAGGTTCAGATACACCTCCAAATTCTTGTTTAGTTTTAATATTACCATAAGCATCTACAAAGCTATCAGAAGTAATAAATGAAGGATCAGTAGGTACTAACCAACCTATATTTTGTAATTCAATAGAAAAACTTCCTTTATTACGAGCTGTGTTTTGATAATGTTTTGCTCCAATATGATTGGACCAAAATTTATCTGCAAATACATGTTCAGTAAATCCATTTCTTTCTATTATGTAATGTGTTGCTAATGAAAAATTCTTTTCTCTCCAAAAAGAAACATCTTGTTTTGCAGTTGCATATCCAGCGGTATGATGAATTACTACTTGAGTTTTATTAGTTACTTCAGGATAATAAATTAATCCTGATTTGGCTTTAGGATTTCGTACATCAAATCCCGATGTTAAAGTTGTAGTGGGTTCTGTTCCAGTATAAACTACATTTTCAATTAAATTTTCCCCTATACTCCCTATTAAATCAGTAAATAATTTTGAGTTAGCAAAATTTGTTTTTTTAGTATTAGCAGTAGATATGGTTTGTAAATTAGTAGTCCAATCATTGTCACTTATTTTATGGTTAACTTGTGATATAATAAAACTTAAAGCATTAGGATAAGCAGGTGGTAAAAATTCTTGTCTAACATCAATTCCGTTGTAAATTTTAACTCCTGAGATACCATCACATTCTATATCTAATCCTACAGGTATAAATCCTGCTGAATTAGAAGGTTGGCCTGTTCTTTTATATACTTCATTATTTAATAATTTAGCATATGCTTTAAATAATTGTTTACCTTGTGTAATAAAATCTCCATTTAAGCTATAGTAATAAGCAAATTCATTGAGTGATGTATTCTTAACTTTACCCCCAAATGATTGTATTAACCAATTTATATAAGTACCCGCAAATTGTTGTTCATCTGATTCTACTACACCCTGTTGAGCTTTCCAACTTCTAACCCAATTTGAATATTGAGTCCAAGTATATCTCCTAAAGTTTTTTCCTGTTACAGGACAATCTAAAACAATTCTTTGTGCTGTAGCTTCTAAACCGAAATTTTTGTATACTGTATCTACATTTCCTCTTGGAAAAATGTTTAAGAAAACTCTTGTATCTTTTTCTGCATTGATAAATGCATCAAACATAGCTTTTAATTCTTTAACAGTTAAAGGGGCTGCTTCATTAGGTATTAATTCAGCTTTGGATTTATCTTCTAATTTAGGGTCATTATATTTAATTTGATATCTATCTAATAATCCCTTATTCCAATTAGCAAAACCAGTACCATCGTAATTTTTTGTTTTTACACCTTCAGCTGTAGCTCCTATAGTAATCATAGAAGCAATATTTGGTCCAATAGTAGTATTAAAATTAAAATTTCTTACAAAATTTGAGGTTTGTACAGAGCCCGAAGGATTAAATCCATATAATTCAAATTTTACAGGATCTTTAGAAAATCGATCTCCATAATCTTTTGAGTATTGAATTCCTAATATAGGGTTTTGTTCTATAATTTCTATTATTTTGTCTTTTCTTAATACGGGTTCTATTTTCATTAAACCCCCCATAGCTCCATTTATACCATCACAAATTTTCTTTAAAAATGTAAACAATTTAATTTCACCATTAGTAGTAACATCATTTAAGGTAGAAGAAACAAAATCATAATTAAGATAAATATTCATGGTTCTACCATATATTGCCCCCCCATCATTTAACTCAGCAAAAGGTTTAAGGTCTTTCATCCATTTCCAATATGTTATTATACCGGTTTCTCCTCTTCTGTATTCATCTTGTGTTTTAAATGAAAACTCAGATGAAAAAGCGGGTTTTACAATACACACTTTTGGATCTAAAGAAACTTGATAAGGATAAATAGAACACAATTGATCTTCACTAGTATCTACATCTAATATTTTATCTTGATTAATTGAAGGAATACAAAACTCTTGTACTTTTCTTAATAGTTCCCCAAAAGTTAAAAAATAATTAAATCTATCTGTATTAAGATCAGATTCTTCTAAATCCGTTATTAATTGATCTTTTTCTTCTTTGAAATCAGCATCACCTAAAATAGATTCATAGAAACCATAATAATTAGTTCTAATTCTTTCTCCTTCATTAAAACCATTTGGATCATAAACCCAACCTTTAAATCTATCAACAGAAGATTTACTAACTATATCCTTAAAAAGATCATAAGCTAAAGTAGAAGTAGAAGCACCCGAAATTAAGGGGGCATCATCTCCAATTTTTACAACTTTTGCAGAAGCATTATTAATATCATCTTTTATTTCAGATAAACTTTTTATTGATTGAGGTAAATTAACAGTTAGAGATTCTATTACATCACCTACAGTAATAAGTTTAATCATTATTTCATATGTCCCATCTGGTTTAAATGTCCAATCGAAATTAACTACTTTACCTAAAAAACCATCATAGTTTCCATCATATTTATCTCTATATGCTTCTATTTCATCTAATACAGTCAAATATGATTTTTCTCTCCATGTAAACCAATGATCCTCAATAATAGTATTTTCTACATGTTGGATTTTTTCCCCACCATCACTAGCACCTTGATATTTATCCCAACCCCATTCTAACATCATTGAATATCCTAATCTAAGGTATAATAATTCTATTAATTCAAATTGGAATTTATTTTGTGCTATTATATTTACTTTAGCCTCTCTAATAGAACCTCTATTTTTACAATCAATAGTAATATCTGTAATACCAGGAGGAGGTACAATACCAAAAGTAGTTCCACCTAACCCGTATGCAAATTCACTATTCCAAACTTCAGAATTTCTATTTAATACCCCAGCACGTTGAGAATATCTTCCTTTTTTAGTAATGTTACCCTCAGTATCTTTTTCTGAAGGGTTTAGAGCTGATAAACCATTGAATAAAATTGATTTTTCTGCTAATTGAGTACCCATGAATCTATCAACATTGGTAAGGCCAATAGCTTTTAATTTATCGTCCCCAAAATTTTTAGAATATTCAGCATATTCTTTATCAGTAAGATCTATACCTTCATTTAATTTTAATTCTTCTTTAGTTTTAGCACTTATTACTTCAACTGAAGAGGCAAGTTTTATCCATGCATTTTGGTTAGATAAAACATTAAGATCAGAATTATTTCTATTCTTTTTTCCATGAAGTCGTTGTCTAATTTCTATTTGACTTTGGACATAGTCATCAAAAGACTCTCCTATTATACTCATAACTCATCTCTATTGTTTAATTTATTATACTCACTTTTTATAGCACCTATATTAGAAGGTATTCTAATTTGTGTTGTACCTAAAGGTAAAAAATAAGAGTTTTGGGGCAAAGTTTCATTAGCAACAGATATAACCCACCATAAAGAAGGATCACCATAGTATTGTAAAGCTAATTGATCATATCTATCTCCATCTTCTGCGTAAACATAAGTATCATCTATACTATTAGGTATTTGTGGATATTTTACTCCAGTATAATATCTTTTACCTTGAGTACCATCAGGTCTTTTATTAGATTTTGTTCTTATGTTAGTATATCTTGCCATTTATTTATTTTTTAGGGATATAATTAATATGTTCATTACCTCCTGAAACACCCCCACTATAATTGTTTACTCCTCCTTCATTAGCTAATGCAATAAATCTTTCTTTTCCATATTTTGAAACAAAATTACCACCACCTTTAAGAGATTTACCATTATAAGAATTAACTTGTAGTTGAGGGATAAAGTTATGTATAGGTTTAAAGTTAAATCCACTTACTTGTACAATCATAGGTACTTCTTTAACTGAAGGGTCAGTTAATAAATCCGCTCCATCATTGGATGTTCCTATATTGCTTGCATCAGGTAATGATATTTCCCAAGGAGATTCTTGTGGTACTTCTAATGTCATACTTTCTATAAATCCTGGTTGTTCATAACACCAACCTCCTATTGTTAAAGTAACTAAATTACCTCTCATATAACCTTCAGCCCCATAGTTAGGTGCTAAAGATGAAGCTAAATAATTTAGTTTTTGATACATTGGTATTAATTCTTGTTTTGATTGGGCTGCTACTGTCCAAGATAATGAAATATTTCTGTCAAACCCATCATATTTGTAAAACTGTTCTCCTCTACCCATATATTTAACACTATTCCATTGTGAACTATAGTTATCACTCATACTATCAATTATAGCTCTAAAATGTATATATGTTTTTTGACTAGGATTATCATTATCAATTACGCCTATTCTAAATTTAACAAAATCATTTTTTACAGCATCAGAAGTAACATTACCAGATCTATAAATTGGTAAAGCATTTACTTTATCTAATGCATGTGTATAATCAGAATTACCTTTTACTGTTTTATTTTCACCTAAAGCTTGCCTTCCTACAGTGTAACTTATTCTATTAGCTTGTTGTCCTGGATTTCCTAAACTAACTCGCTGTTCAAATTTGTTAGCATTTGTATAGGGTAAAGTATCAGGAATAGTTGCGCTTCCACTTGGGGCAATCTCTTTTCTAAAATCTTTTATGTTATTTACATCATTTGTTTTAGAAAACGGTACTTTATCTTCAATTTCTTTTTGAGTAAATACTTGTGGTGGGATGGATTCATTAATTCCACTTCTTAGTTTTGACTTATTTGTCTGTAATTTAATCGCCCCAGGTGAGTAAACACTATTTTGATAAGTTTTAATTCCTGGTACATCGTAAAGTAAAAAACCAATACTAGCATTTCCAGTAATATTTTTTAAATATCTTTCTAATAAAGCTGCTTTTCCAAAATTATCAGAATCCGCATCACTAATAACATTTCTAATAAATTGTGAAGTAAAATATTGTCTTTTTTTATAATTACCTTTTTCCTCTGCTAACCAAAAATTCTTTTTAGAATTATTTACACCTGTTCTGTATTCACCTACCATATCAATGTTGGTTTGACCAACACCTAATGTAGCACCAGGTCCACCACTGTAAGAATATAAATTAAGTTGTGCTTGTGTATCACTAGCTATTTTAGAAGCTGCAAGTGGTAATAATCTACTTTTTCTACCTAATGTATCCTCATTAGTACTTGGTGTAGCAATAGTATTTAAATAAGTAGGTAAACCTAAAGGTGTATTACCATCTGGGGATCCTACAGTTGTTTCTGTTAATGGATTTATTCCTTGTTTATTTAAATGGATTCCTAAAGCATTACCAACTGTTTGTCCTATAGTAGATAATGGAGTATAAATACCTTGATTTAGTGCTAAATTATTTCTTAAAAAATCACCAACAGCTGAACCTTCAGTTGCTTCTTCAAATGGTTTATATCCTGCACCTGAATTAACATTAGTTAAGGAAAGTATATTTTGTTTAGCTGTAAACAATGTACCTATTAGATTTATAGGTCTTCTACCATTATCACTTGCATCCACTCCTAGCGGATCATCTGTATTTGTAGTATTAATTTTTCGACCCCTGCCTGGATAAAATAATTTAGATATTCTTACTGTATCATTTATAGCGATTCTAGGCAATAAGCTACCCCCTCGTAAAAGAAAATCAGGTCCTCCTGTTCTACCTACATCAGAAAGATCATCGGGAATATCTCTTACAACAAAAGGTTGTGCGCTATTGCCCCCACCTACAGTATCCTTACCAAACCTTAAAGATTTAAGGTTGGTAGTCATTTCAACCAAGGGTCTACCCATTTTGTTTAGTTAGGCAAGTTGTTCAAATACTTATCTCCTTCTTGAACATTTGCTTCTAATGACGAAGGTAAAGGTAGTACTCCATTTGGAGGAGTTACCTGAGATGCATTAGGATTACCAATAGTTGAGTATTGATTATGCAAAGTTGATGTTTCAAAGTTTGGAGTATTAGGTGTTTGGCCATTTAAGCTTTGTGCACTTGCGTCTCCTGCGATTAATTTATTTAGTAAACTCATAATTATTAGTTTTATTATAAATATTAATTGTTATTGAATTGATAACATAGTAGTTTCTTTTAACTTATTCGCCATTTTATCTATAGCACTTACTACATCTTTATTATCGTTTTGTACTACAGTTTGTTGAGGTGGGTTTTGTGATGCCATTATACCTGCACCTAACATTTCTCCCAATCGTGGTGATGCACCAAATTGATCATTACCACTTAATTCAAATAACTGACCCTCAGCTGTTGATACTTGGGTTTTACCATCTGCCTCCCCAAACATATCACCAGCTTTTTTAGCTCCAGTATCTGAAATTGCTTTAGCATAACCACCTATAATGGCTGCTCCTGCGGCAATACCTAAAACAGGACCTACAATAGGAATCCAAGCTAAAGCTTGATATGCTAGCATAGCAGCTAGAACTGCACCTATACCTGCTAGTACCATCATCCCTGTTCCCATTTCTTTAGCTTTACCTAAAAATTCACCAACACTAGTAGAAAATTTCATTATACCCCCTACTACAGCACCAATTGCTTCAATAAATGGCATTATAGCATCAGCTAATGCTAAAATAGGTTCTGCCAAACTGACAAATACTTCTTTTAATTTTTCCATAGTTTTACCAAATCTTTCAGCTACACTTTGTTGTTGTTTAAGACCATCTAAACCACCCTCAGCTAATTCTTTTTGTGCCTGTTCTAATCCTACTGCTTTTATTCTATTATTTAATAAAGCTTCTCTTTCTTTTGCTTCTTCTCCTGTAGCTCCAGCTAATTGTTCTTGTACAAATAAAGTTTGTGCTAAATCATCTCTACTCATACCAACAGATTTGGCTAATGCCTCCTGTTGAATTCTATTCATTTCAGCAAATTCAGCTGATGTACCTACTTGTTCTGATATTTCTTTAGCTACTGTTGCTAAATCATTATTTAATGCTGCTTGCCTTGCTCTTTCTAAATTAATATCTTTATTTAATAATAATTCAGCTTCTAATTCATTTTGTATAGAAGATTCAAAGTCAAGTAAACTACCAGCTATATCTTCTACTTTTCCTAATTCCATACCTAATGATTTAGCTGTTGCAACTGCTTCCGCTATTAATCCTGGGTTTTTACCAAAAGATAATGTTGTGGCTGCTGAAACATCTTTAATTCCTTTTAATAACTCTTTTTCATTTAGTAAAACACCATTTTGTAATGCTGAAACTTTAGCTTGAGCTAAAAACTCGCCTGTAATAGATTCTACTTCTTGACCTGTAGCTAATGATATACTAGCAATACCCATTAATTCTTCATTAGTAAAGCCAGCCATTTCTCTTAATTTGGTAAAACCAACGAGTAGATTTTCATTTAGCATTACCCCAGTACCAAGACTAGCATTTATAGAAGTAAGTGATTCTTGTAAACCTTTTGTAGTAACAGCATTTTGTTCACTTAAAGAACCTATAAAAGCCTGCCTTTCAGCCATATCAGTCAATTCAGCTCTTGTAGCTCTGGCTTGGTCATAAGTCATGTTCATGGATTTAGCCATATCACCAGCTGCTTTATCTGATTCTTTAAATGCATTAAGCAAACCTATTATTATAGCAGCGGGGGCAAATGCAGCTTTTATAAAAGGAACTAAGGCTTTAAAACCAGCTTTTAATCCTAACATCATCTTTTGCATTGAAGACATGCCTTTAAGTTTTTGAGCCGCCGCAGCTCCTGATAAACCATTTAGTTGTTTTTCTAAACCTAATTGTTTTATTCTTTCTTTAGTTAATCCTTTACCCCCACTTTGAGCAGCATTTTCAATTCCTGCTACCATATTTCTTGAAGCATCAGCCGCAGTAGTAAAAGGTTCAGCAAATTGTCTTAGGCCTGGAATGGCGCTAGATACTTCACCAAAAAGACCAAAGGTTTTAACTGAAAGATTTCTTTGAACATCTCTAGAAGTTTTTTCTACGTTTTCTAAATTTTTATTTAATAGAATAGCTTCTTTAATTTGATCTTGGATGGCATTCGCAATATCAATTTGCGTTTTTTGTTCATCCTTACCTAAATGAACTGAATCTTTAAGAATTTTAGATCTTAGATTAGCAAGGTTTCTTATATTACCTTCTATACTTTGTCTATCTTTTGCAAGTTGATTTATACCTTTAAGGGTACCTAATTCACCTTGCCCTATAGCATAATTTTTTTCTGCAATTCTATTAATTGCATTAGTTGTTCTAAGTATTAAACTTTTTTCAGATTTTTGAAATTGTAGTTGTTTGGATTGGTCTTTTAGAACATTAGCAATGTCTTGTTGTTCACTTAACCTATCTGAATCAATACCAGCCTGGTCCCTTACAATACGTAATTGTTCTTGTAAGAGTTTATTTTGATCTTGGATTAGCTGTTTTATAGATATAGCGTCCTCTTTCTGTTTATTAGCCATTAGGGTATTTTATTATAAATATTGTTATTTATAACTAGTTTTACCCTTGTAATCCTTAGAAGCTTTTAAGAATTCAGGGGTATTTACTTTACCATCAGAACTAACTAGGGTTTTAGTTTGACCCCCTTTTTTGCCTTTTTTAGCATTTTCATATGCCTTTTTTTCTTCGGCATAAAAATCAGTAATTTCTTTGTAAATATATTTTCTTAACCAAATAGGTAAATCGTATACTGCTTTAAAATCATATCCACCTTTACCATGAAAAACGATTTGGTGAATCATTTTAAATAAATTTAATCTGAATTCCGAAGCATTATTCGTAGTCAGGCCAAAAAAAGTTAAGCCCTATGGGCACACTTACCTCCTCTCCATTATCCAAAATATAGGATAAATTTACATCTGGTTGGGTTTGTGAAATATGGTCCCTAAATGCTCTAGAATCTCTAGCTAAAAATCTATTATCTACAAAATCTCTAATATCTTTTTTATCTTCACTTCCATCTACAGAAGTAATAATATGTTTAAGTCTTGTAGTTAGTTCTGCTGTATCCTCTTTTTTTAATTTTTTAAGTCCCGCTATTTCTCTTTCAACTTGTTTTTCAACTCTACCAGTAGAAAGTTGATACGTTAATACTGTACCAGTGGAAGGAGTTGTGTAACTAAATTCATTTTTACCTGCTTCAAACTCACTTTCATCAATTTCTTTATGTTCTAGAGTAGACATATCAAGAGTATAATTTTGACCCTTTACTACTATATCATAATCCTTACCATATCCTAAAATACGAGTAGCAATTAATAAAGCATTTTTATCACCTACAATTAAATCATCAGTGTTAATATCTTTATTTACAATAACGGATTTTAATAATTTATCTAATACTGTACCTTTTTGAATATATGATTGATTAGAAAGAATATCTTCTTCCTTAGCTGTCATATATTTTACTTCTACTTTGCCACTAGATAATGGATTGTCTTTTGCGTAGATTAGACCTTTAGATGGTAAATCCACCGTTTCGGTCGGAAATTTGTATTCGCTCATATAATCTTTATTTAATAACGTTTATTATACATATTCAATATAAAAAAAAGCTTGACCGAAGCCAAGCTATTTTTAATAAAAGGAGGGGTAAAAATATTTTTAGAAGTTTAATATACAGTAATCTGGTTGGACTGTTAATGAAATTTCTTGGGCAGCGTTTTCATTATCCCAGTTATAATCACCAAAGTTAGCTTCTGTTACTAATGCTCCTTTAATAATCCATTCAGAAACGATATCACCTACAGGTCCTAAAATGTTTAGTGTTAAGTCTTTCTTATAGAAATCACTATAACCATCTCTACCTGTTACTGATTCGTGGTGTAATCTAACCCATTCCATACATGCTTGAGCACCACTTGGTGTAATTGGATCAAATAAAGTCATTGATATTGTATTCCAAAGTGTTTTACCTTTAACATATCTTGCTACGTTAATGTGGTTCAATTGAACTGTACCTTGAGTAAGTGAAACAGCTCCCATACCCTTAATTTGGTATGATGGAATTCCGTCAACATAAAGGATAAACCTATTCTGTTGCTTTGGCTCAAAAGCTGTATAAAATATTTCGTTCGGGTCTAATACTGCCATTGTTGTTTATTTTATTATAAATATTCTATTTTCTAATTTTTATTCAGGAAATGTAGCTCCAGTTGGTAACACGTTGAAATCTAATATTATGAATTCAGCTGTTTTAGTTGGTTGTAGGTAAATTTGTCCTACTAGCTCATTTCTATCTATCACGTCTGGTGTGTTATTGGAAGCATCCATTACCACTTTAAACGCGTATAATCCTTGTCTTTGTTGTACACTTTCTAAGTATGGATTTACTTGCGCTAAGAATGCATTTCTTGTAGCGTTTGTATTTTGTTCAAATACTAAATTATCCGATACTTGTACTATATAAGATTTAAGTGCGATTAATAATCTACGTACATTTACTCTATCTAATGCACTTGCTCTTTTCTGTAGTGTTTTCTGTCCAAATACTACAACTCCACTTCCTGGGAATGTAGCTATTGGGTTTACATTTGCTTCATATAATGTATCTCTATTACCTGAAGTTAATTTTCTTTCAGCTCTAATTACACTTCCTAAAGCACCTCTAATTAGACCAGCTGGTGCGAACCATGGGTCTGAAGAAGCATCTGTGAAAGCATAAACACCTGGTATATAAGTTGAAGCTGGAGCCCATACTGTTTGACCAGTTCCTGCATCTACTGTTTGTAACCAAGGCCAGTAAGTAGCTGCATATGAAGAATCATATCCACTAGCTTGTCCTGTTATTGTTCCAATAGTAGAGTTATAAGGTACTAAATCAATTACTGCTATACAATCAGTTCTACTTTGTGCTAAAGTAACTAATTTATTTGTAGCAAGTGGGAATAATGAAGCTATTAAACCAGGAGCTGATATTACATTAAATTGATAATCATCTTTATTACTTAATAAATCAATTGATTGAGTATAGTTAGCTGCCTGAATACCTTGTGTATTATTTGCTGCAATATTTTCGTTATACAATGCCGCATTTGATCCTGGATAAACATTTTTACCTGTTGCATCAGTAAATGAACCTGATCCTACTTGTGGTAAACTACCTGTGTAAATATCTTTAGGTTGACCATCATTATCAAAGTAATTAGGTGTAGGAGTGTTTACTGCAGAAACGTAAACATATGAACTTCTATTTACATAATTACCATTAGTTTTAACATAAAAATCTGTTCCATCTTGCTCTACACTGTAGTAAGTATCTCCAATAGCTTTAGCTACATAGTTAGGAGCTGTAGGATCCATTGATAAGTTGTTATAAGTTTCTAGGATAGCCTTTTGGTTAGCTGTATCATTTCCTCTTCTAATTAATAATGAAAATTCACCAGATGATGTGTTTACAGATGAAACTTCCCATCTTAAATTATCAGCCGATCCACTTTCTAAAGAACCAGAAGCTGTTTCTGAACCAGAAGAGTTCATAATTTCACCTTCTGAAATCGTTTTTAAATCAAATGATGTTTTTTGGTATCCTGGGTCTGCTGCTGCATTTTTACCTATAGTAATAATTCCACTACCATTTCCACCAGCTGATGTACTACCTGAAGTAAATGCTGAGCTAAATGAGCCAGATACTACTCTAGTTACTAATAATGATTCACCACCGTTTGCAAAATAATTCCTAGCTGCGATCGAGTTAAGATAGGTGTAATATCTAGAGCCGCTTTCTACCGCTCCACCAAAAATAGCTTCATATTGTGAAAAAGAAGATACCGCTGTTGGAATATTAACAGGACCTTTAACTGCTGGTCCTAAAATTGCCGCGCCAAAAGTAACTGGTCTGGATCCAATAAACGACTGATCATTTTCTCTTGCTAATACACCTGGAGATATTAATGTTTCTGCCATTGTTTAATTATTATAATTGTTTATTTTATTATAAATATTA